TGCCTATCACGGTAGCCACGAACGCATATGTAGAAAAGGACGAAGAGGGCGAAGAAACGCTCTCTTTTGATGTTCCGCCAGATTCGGAGTTATTTACGTATTTAAAGACTGAGGCAGAAGTTAGGACAGAGGATAACCTCTATCTTATCAAGGGTGTAAATAAGCTGATCACGCAAGCCACGATTACCTGCGAACTGGATATGGATGATTGGAAGGCATCATATTATCTCAAAACAGCAGATATCGCTGCACTGCAGACAAAAACCATAGGCGATGTATTAAATTATATCAAACCTTCAGGGTGGACGGTAACCAGCGAAGAGGTCAGAACGATCAAACGTACGCCGGACAAGGAAAAATGCAACGGGTACGATGTACTGATGCGCTGCAAGACTGTATATGATGTGCAGTATGATTTCGATTGTCTGAGCAAGGTTGTTACTGTGATAGATCCGTACGCTTCTATGGATACGGGATTGTATGTGACACCTGAACTCAACATGAAGGACCATACATATAAAGAAAGCAGCACAGGACTTGTCACAAAGCTTTACTGCTACGGTGCTGATGATTTGACATTTTCTGATATCAATGAAGGGAAGCCGTATATCGACCTGCAGGGCTACAAAGGCAAGCCGATAGTGAGCTCCTGGACAGATGGGCGATACACGAACAAGGAAAGCCTTCTGGCGGACGGAAGGAAGAAGCTGCAGGAGTTGGCAGCACCGGTTGGATCATACACAATCAATATGATAGACCTTGCCGCGGTGGATGATAAGTACAAAGACTTGAAGGTGAAAATTCGAGAGACAGCGCATTGTATCATTGATCCTGTCAGAGGCATCGAGGTACCACACCGTATCGTAAAAATCCGAAAGTACCTACTGGATGAAGAAAGGTCGAACAATACGATCACACTGTCTAATGAACCTCGTAAAATAACGGATATGATAAACCAGATGCAGGAAAACGTGACCGAGCTTACGCAGGATGGATATAAGAAAGAAACGACTATCCGGAACAATTCTGAAAGCATTGAGTTGATTGCAAAAGGGCTAGGAGAAGCTCAGTTGAAATTGCAGGAAGACCAGATCGTTGCGCTTATATCGAAGGCGATAAACAACGGTAACTCCATGCAGACTATGCAGGTGATTATAGATATCCTTGGTCTGACAATAAAGAATGGTGGAATCAAGGTATACGATGGTAACAACAGCCTTGTACTCTATGTGGATCAGAATTCTAAAAAGCTGGTTATGAATGGCTCGATAGAATCACAATCAGGTCATATCGGTGGATGGTCTTTAAATTCAGAAGGACTGACTGCTTCTTATACTGCAAACATACCCAATTATACCTCTGCAGATACTGAAAAAATAAAACAGTTCATTCTTGGTCAAATCACTTTGACTGATGCAGAATATGATTATTTAGACATAGATCGAAGTGGGACGATTACTTCCGCTGATTACGTTATTATGAAAAATGTTATTTCTGGATTGCATTCCCATACGTGGCGATACGATTATGTAATATCGCCGTATGACCCTGCAAAGTTTGTAAAAGTACATATAGATATGGGAAATGGCACATCAAGGGACAGGTATATCAGTTTGATGGGTATTTCTACAGATGCCATGAGATATGTAAATGACAAGGTACGTGGATAGGAGGTGATAAAATGGATATAGTAGTAACACAAATCAAACAGATTGGTAGAGAGATAATGCTTGACGGAAACAGTCTTGTAGGTTATCAGCACTCGGCCAATCTTTTTATTAAGCTTATTAAAGACACATCGGAAACAAATCCATTTAAGGGAATGGTGTTATCTGGTTACTGTACTAGTTGGAAATCAGATATGCCGATCGTATGCCCTCTACAAGAAAAGGATGATGGGACATACATTTTGTTGCCTGATGGGGTGTTTGAAAACGAAGGCGATGTATATTTGTCTTTGGCAGCGATTGACGAAAATAAAATCGTTATCACATCTAACAGATTAGCTCTACAAGTAGATGTATCCAACAAAATCAAAGCTGCAGTTTCTCCACCGGAAGAATATTGGCAAAGAGAAGTATTAAGTGCTATGAAGTCATGGTATACGAGTAATGTTGATCCTTATTTTGAAAAAAGCAAAGAGAAATTAGATGATTTGATAGACCAAACTAACGAATCTCAAAAGGATGTAAAAAATGCAGTGGCACAATGTTATGATGCTATATCAGCACTGCAACTTGAAACATTCGATATGGACGGCGGTGACCCGTTCACACAAGCGAGCGAAGACGACATTGATGTAAACGGTGGATATCCGATTTAAAGAGAGGAGAATGAGAAATGCCATTTTATACAATAAGACCACGTGCTGGAACAAAGGCACAATGGGAACAATCAAATATGGTTTTGAAAGAACGCGAAATCGGTTATGAAATACCGAATGAAGGTGTTGGAAAGGGAACCGTTAAAATGAAAATGGGAGATGGAGTAACACCTTGGAATAGTTTACCTTATGCAATACCTGTCGCATTAACACCTAGCGATATCGTTACGACGGATTCAACATCCAATGCAAAAGTACCTAGTGCCGGATATTGTAAAAAGAAATTCGATGATATAAAAACCGAATTAAACAGAAATACTGTTCAATTAACTAATTCGGTATATCTTCCTCCGGCCAATATGTATAGAAGTGGGCAAGTTGTTTATTTAAAGTGTGCTGGTTATATGCAAAAGGAATTGACAGCGAACGGAGAGACTACGATAGCTACGCCGTCGATGATTCCGGAAGCTTTTCGCCCAACAGTAGATCTAA